AGCCAGTAACGGGAGAGTAAGTAATGACACTAAAGCCTCCTTCTGTCTCTACTCGCTTTGGACAACCATTGTGGACTCTAAACGAGTCAGACAATGTGGCACATATTATTGGCGAGATACTCAGTAAAATATCGTACAAGCCTGGATGGAAATTCATAATTGTTGAAAATCCTAACATCTATGGTTGTATTTATGTTCGATGCATATATGAGGGTTACGAGTCAGAAAACGCTGCGTTTGAACCTCTTTTTCATGAACCTCCGCAAGCGAGTAGGGCTAGAGAAAGGATAGCAATATCTCTAGGAAAATCAGTACGGAAGAGGAAACACTTCTACTTTATACGATCATTCGATGAATACTCCTTTCGCGGTATGGACATAGGAGCTATCATACGATACGTTATTGGCGACACGATCAAAGAGGCTGAGATGTACGAGTTTGACAGGTGGTTTAAGTACGAGGGTGTTCCAGTTTTTGAGAACAAGGGAGAGGAAAACAAATGAGCGAGAAACGCACAACAGCGGAACTATCAGAAGAGATGATTACGGCTGTATACCAGTCAACTATAGACGCTCTCAAAAGAGGGTCTTTTGTTAACGCTTACACTAATCGTGTCCAAGTCCCAAAGGAACTGGTAGAGGAGGTCTATAATTCAATTGACCATCAGTGGGTTATCAACAACCTAAAACCTCGCATCAATAAACTTGTCGCGGACAGAATATTTTCTTACATCCGTCAATCAGTTGTGGAAGATGTTAGTAGCATTCTGAATGACAAGGAAGTACGAAATAGTTTAAAATTGGCTCTGTTGGACGAGTTTCGGTTAATCGGGAGAGGATAAACCATGAGCTTTCCGTTTGGTAATTACTGCGGCAATATGATTGTAGATGATAACGCAGACCCTAACACTGTCTACTTGTTTAACCCGAAGTACAAGGATGTTCCTGTCGGCACAGGGGAGCCGCTTAGGATGAAAGAAGTCATCGATTGGGAAGCTACCGCTAAGGCATCGGCTGTTGTTGTGAATATAGGAGAGGCAGGATGAGCGAGTGGATAGACGTTAAAGATCGTTTACCAGACGAAGAAACATTTCACGTCCTACTGAGGATTGACCGCGTAGACGAACAATCTACTTGGGATATAGGACTCTACGATCACGTGGATAAGCGGTGGATACATCGACTCTCGCAACGATATACTTGCACTGTTACCCATTGGACGCATCTACCTGATCCACCCGAACAAACCCATACTTCGCTGACGGATCATAACCAGAATGACATGGCGTAATATACGGACACCGTGTCGGCCAAGAACATCCTGTAAACTGCTCATCAGGAACAGTTTTCATACTCATTATCCTATCGAGTTTCCTATCCGCTAGGTCAAGAACGTGAGTCCTAGTCCGTTCGTTAGGCGCATCAACTGTCACGCTGAAACAACTGTCTTCCAAAACTCCATCCTTGTACATCGCAGAAAGCCAATCAGCAGTAGGAATCTCGTCAAAATCCTCCCTGAATATCTGTTGCCAACTTTCCTTAAATTTACTTCCTGAGTCTGTCTTCTTTCTAAACCTAAGTCCTTTGTTTACCGGATGCCTGTAACCTCTTGAGAAGTAGCCGTGATGCTTTCCTTCCCTTACTGGTCCAAGAACGCAGATGGCAAGTTGCATAGGCATGGAATAAGCACAAATGTTTCCTACCGTTGCCCAATCTCGGCAGAATGAGTAATGCTTATCTTTTGACCACGAAGAGACGAGTACAACCCTTCTCAGGGACGTTCCTGACGGCGCTAGGTAGACGCTGCTGGCCCATTCGTGCCCTCCGGGGATGGTAGTAGACTCAGGGATGCCCCACGGCTCGTCTACGGCCTTCCTGAGCGCGTGGCTGAGTACGTCTGCGAGGGAAGCTGTATGAATTATCTGATCGTATACGTTAGGATAATCAGTCGTCAGTTCTCGAACACTGGCAATCTCAACTACCTTTTCTCCTCCCGATTCTCCAAAATCTGTCCTGCTCGACAATAATCCTTCGCGCAGCCCTTCTTGGAGTAGTTGGTTGGGAGTGATTCGGCTCTTTTCCCAATCTAGGCTCCAGTAGGCGGCTCTTTCGCAGACTTCTACTTGCGTCAGGAGTTCATCAGTTTCCATTTAGTTATTCTACGCCGTTTTCTTCTACTGAATCGTCCTTTATGTCTTCCTCTTCCTGTTCTATTCCGAGACAGTCATTGACTACCTGAGCAATTTGTTCTGATGGGTAATCAAGCACGTGACCATCTAACGCGCTTTGTCCAACGGTCCATACAACACACTGATTTTCTCCAGATGGCTTAATCAGCGTTACGTGTTCTGGTGCAATATAAATTCCGTCCCAGAGTTCAATCATTTCTGTCCTCCCGGTTTCAGTTTAGCAGCTTTTGCTCTCATTTGCGCTGGAGTAAGGTACGCCTCAATCGGTGGTAAGGGAGGTCGAACTGTTCTGTTGATTTTCTTGTCCGATGGGCTGGTAGGCTGCATTATTGACAACGGAGTATTGGCCATATCGTCAATCCACGGTTGAAGCCTTTTCCTCTGCGATGGATCGGCAACGTACATTTGAACGATTGTTGCTCCTACTTCTCTAGGGAGAGTCGCAAGCGTATGTCCTTGTTTCCTAAGTTCATCTATGCGGTCAAGACTGTAGGGGTTTTTAGGATTATCAGGCAAAATCTTTGATTGGATACCTCCAGGTAGCTGCGCCTGCCAAAGATGTGTGATCTCGTGGGCCTTTACCTGCGCTGGAGACTGGTTCCACCTTGCCTTATTATTGACCTGAATTATATGAGGTTCGTTTTCCGCTACTGATGCTATTGAATCACTTCCCTCTACAGGCTTGCCTAGCTTGTATTGAACTCCTACCGCGTTCTCTACCCTCTGTAACTCAGGAGGAATTATAGCCGAAGGACTCTCATGAGGCGCAATACTTCCTATAGAATTATGCTTCTTGGCGAGTTCGTGGTAGTTGATTGGTGTTGTACTCATTGGATATTCGCCTCACGCTTGAAATTATCCGCGCTTTGTTGATCTTTGAAGATATGCACATGGCCGTTAGGGTCGGTGACTCTAACATTCTTCTCATTTGCCTGTGCCGCCCTAGCCTTCACTGCCGATAAAGATAAAGCTCCTGCCGCCAAAGGAATAGTAAAAAGCGAGTACGGAATAGACTTTACTCCTGCCCGCATCTGGGGAGTGATGGGTAGGTAGGGAACATTACTAGGCTTAGATTCTTTTTGGAGAGCGTCTGCGTAGTATTGAGCCTCCTCTTTCGTTTCAAAGAAATTCCCTTGACTGTGATCCTTCCCTGTCTCATCGAGAATTTTGTATGACAAATCAGAAGATCGTTTTACGGAATACTTATGACCACCAAGATTTACTTCTCCTACCTTTGCTCCCCACTGCTTTCCTAGTTTGTTGGCAGCGTCAGGAATGATCTTATCGTAAAATCCCTTCATTCCTTCCCCGCCAACTTTGAGGTCCACTCCAGTGAGTTTTCTAAAGTCTCCTGGCCCTCCGACTTCCTCCCCTTCTTTGGCGACCATCTTTCTAACTATGTCTTTTCCTACAACACCCTCTAACTCTTCTGGCGTTCCTGTCTGAGATAGAACAGTCCCGACTCCTTGTCTGTAGGCTTCCACGCTAAACATCCTTGGACCCGCGCTGCGGTAGTGAATAGCGTCCACTTGCTTGCTTAAATCGTACCGCTCCGCCTGCTGCTCTCCCGGTGTCCAGCTTACGCCGTCATATCCATGTTCCGCTCCGTATTTCAGCATCCTCTTGAGCATCAACTCGTGCCAGTTCTTCTTAAAAGGGGCGTCAGGAACTGCTCCTTCGGGTCTATCGCCTGTGCGTTCGTCACGAATAAAATGTTCTGGGGGTTTATCGGCCCATGAATTAGGCATATTCCGCCATGCTTCTTCGGCTTCTTTGCGGGTTGCAAACTGACCATCGACACCCGTCACCGAAAACGGTTTCTTAGGATCAACATAGCGTGTACTTCTTCCCTTTTGATGCCAGTCAGACTGGAGTTCTTCTATGTGAAGTATTTTTTCTCCATTAGGACCAATGCGGTCGTTAAATCTAACGTGACCTAGTACGTTGGGTTCGTCCCAGTGAGCACTACGAAAATCACGAGCACCATTGTCCCCTCTTTGGCGCATAGTGTCGGCTACCTGTTTGCGCTCATCATCGGATAACTCAGCCATTTGCTTTTTAAATAGTTCTTGCGCTACGTCACCAGTGGTTACTTCTTTTCTGGGCATCGTCAGCAGTAGCTCTCTGTAATTTTTGCCACCGGGTAGTACATATTGTCCAAATTTAGTATCCTTCCCCGTGTAATCAGTGTTTACTAAATTCCGTCTCTGTTCGCTCAGTGCTTCACGTTCCGAGAACAGTGCATCTCTTTCGGATTTATTGCTTACCGAGAATTTATGATTGATCTCTTCGATCTTTTTATCCAAATCTTCAATCGCCGCCCTATTATCTGTTCTGCCCTTCGTAACCTCCTGTACCTGTAAATTATTCCCCGCCATATGCTCCTGAATCTCCTGTGGCGTTACTTTGTTCTTACCTTTACCTTGCAGCAATTCATCCAATCCAGTCCACTTCATCTCCTCTGGCTTTACCCCGTTCGATAGGAGCATCTTGTGTACGTCCTCTGCGGGCATTGGACCTTTCATCTTCTCGCTTATCAGGTTCTCAGACTTTAGGTAGAATGGCTGAGATTGGTCTGCTGACTTGTAAGCAGTGGTGGGCTTGAGTTCGGCTGCTTTTGCCTTTACGCCGGAAAGTTTTGGAGCGCGTGGGTCTGTTAGGCTTCCGCTCTTAGGATCAAATGTTCCGCTGTTGCCTATGGCACTCTTAACGTTTTCCGGGTTAAACGCAATATATATATCTGTAGGGCCGGTGTCAGGGTATCCATAGCCTCCTCTGTCAGATGTATTCTTTACAATAATTCCGTCGTGGCCCTTTTCTTTCGCCGCTTTTATGGCGTTCTCTCGAACAACCTTATATAAAGGAAAAGGCGTGTTGGTCCTGTGATCTAATCCATCAATCACTATAGGATTTTTCAAAGAAAGATAGACGGGCTTAATGTTTGAGCCAGTATCATTTCTTCCAGAATAGGTTTCCGCTATTGCCGGATGGCTTGTGAAGAACAAAACTGAATCATCTGTATTTGGGCTTTGGTGTGGAGCGTTAGGATCAAAAGCATCAAAGTCCTTGCGCGTTCCATGGTACACCACTTTCGGTTTACCCGCTTCGTCCACAACCTTAGAGTTTCCAAACCACTCTGGAAACTTAGGCCATGTTTTAATTGGATCAACAAAGCCGCTTTCATCCGCCATAAGCGCCTTTACCGGCTCAGGAACAGGAATATCTTTGACTGCGTGGTGTCCTGCTAATCCTGCTACGCCTAGACCTAATAAAGCCTCTGTAACGTACTTTGTAGCTTCTTCGTTCTTTCCTTCCTTAAATGCCTTTTCCGCTTCCTGTTCGCTCTTGTACGATCCCCTCAAAGCCTGTACTGAGAAAAGCGCACTAAGTATCTTTGACTGAGGAGCACCTAACATCAAAGCTAAATTCTCAGGGCTTGTCATTCCTACAGCAAAGTCTCCTACCCCCGAACCTATTCCTGTGGCGATAGGATGCTCTGACTCAATCTTCTCAGTGGCCGCTTTTCTTTTCTTGAACGTTTCTGCCATCTCTTTAGATGAGCGGTCGTTATTCTTCTCCAACCATGAAATCTGCTCATCCATTGTCTGACCTTGGATAAGAGGTTTATTTGCCCAATCAGGGAGCTTAGGAATTACAGAACTCAAAGGACGCGCTTCGTGTAATTGCCTCTTATGTTCGCTCTCTTCTGTCTGTACGGGGGCTAGGTGAGGATTCGTAGAGTCTGTGTGCGTTTGGGAAAGATGGTTCTTTATGACTTTAGAGATATTTTCGTCGGCCATCGAACCAGGAAACGACACGACTCCTAAGCCTTGTACCTTTACCAGTTTCGGAGATGGAGTAGGAGTAGGCATAGGCTAAACAGGAACGATCTTCCCAGAGGTCTCATCAAACACGTGTGACCATGCTGGCTTTAGAGACGATTGCGGTCCTGTCACCCCCTCTGAAGGAGAAGGTGCAGGGGCTAGGCCTGATTGGTGAAACATATCTTGCAAATCGTTCGCCTTTTTCTTAACATCATCGAGCGGATCACTCTTCTTCTGGTTTTGAGATGCTAATCCGGCACCGGCAAGGAAACCAATTAGGGATGGAGATACAGTTATTCCTTTTTCCTTTGCCGCCTCGGATAATTGTTTCATGTCATCTGTGAATATAGCCTTCTGCTCTGGAGGTAGCTTCTCCCATTGAGCTACATCTTTGTCAGTTACCTTAGATAGCCACGTTGCTACATCTGGACGCTCCACAAGGTTTGCAAGCATGTGCGAACCAATGAATACGGTAGCTCCTGCCGCTAATCCACCAAGAGCCGCCTCACCTGCTCCAGCACTAGCTCCCTTGAAAAGCTCAACCACCGCGAACGGAAGCCCTGTCATCGTCGCATACATAGCGCGGCGAAGTCCCATACGTCTTAATTCACTCGCTTGTTTCTTAATATTCTGATACTTATCCGTCTCAATATCCTGCGGAGAGATCGTCTTAGTATCCGGTTTAACTGGCTCCGGTCTATCTGGAGGAGCAGTGCGCTCAGGTAGCTTTACCTTTGGCTCTAAAGGAGTAGGAACAGGCTTTAAGCGATAACCCTCACGAAGATCGTCAACTGTCGGAGGCGGAGGAATCTGCCTTTGAGCCTTGCGTAATTGATCCTCTGTCTGTAATTTTTTGACTGCCTCTCGGTGCGCCTTTACCTTTGCGTAATCCTCAGCCAGAGTAGGATCGTGCTTCTTTGCGGCGTCTACACGTTCTTGTTCGTTCTCCTCTTTGAATTGCTCAGGATTAGCCTTTTGCTTACGAAGTTCCGCTTGATTCTTTGGGGTGTTCCGTGGCCTTCCAAATGCTTCCTGATATTCTCGTGTCGCCTGACGCGCTTCATCAAGGTCGGCACTCATTCCATTATCGGCGGCGATTTTGCTCTCTGCGTTATATAGAACCTTTCGCAGTTGTGTCATTTCGCCAAGTAACGGACCTTCATATCCATACCTTCCGTTTCGGATATTTCTTCCGATAATCGATTGTGCCCTATGAACCTTATCAAAAGGAATACCAACTCCCACTTGGGGATCAAGGTCGATAGGCTCTGGCTCGAATCCGCTAGATGAAGCAATCTTGTCTATAATTGCTCGTTTATCAGGGTCTAAATCCCAATAATTTCCAGTGATTCCTTGCGACTTCATAATGGCCGCACGGTCCTGCGCATATTGCGAATTAGGGTCCACGTCCTCTGGGTCGGGAATGAGTTGGCTAATCTCTCTTCTCACATCTGGAGATATTTCTAAGATTTTAGCCAACGGCTTTTGTATATCTCCACCATCAATTGTCTTGGCGTCAAGAGATGTATGGACAGGAGTCCACTTTGCGTCAGCGTCCTTTTTTACCTTATCCTTAACCGCATCCTCTTTTGCAAAGTAATCAGTAGTCTCTTTTTGGAGTGCCGCTTCCTCAGATTGGCGCATATTGAGCGCGTGCTCCGCTGCTGCATTTTCCTGCTGAATTCTATCAGAGGCAGCCTTATGCTTGTCGAGTACGCGCTGATTATGCTCATTTACGTCTGCTATTGCAGCAGAATGATCCGCTGCCGCTTTGTCTACCGCAGCCTTGTTTTCCGACTCAGTTTCCAATTCAGCGCCTTTAGTTTTATGTAGAGCCTCTTGCGTAGCCTCAAGATGCTTTTGGGCGTTAATTGTATTTTCTTTTTGCGCCTTGTCTGTGGCTTCTTGATTTTCCTTTTGTATCTTCTCGGCCATCTCCTTTATTTCCCGTGGTCCCGTGTCCGTGACCGCTTCAAGCGTAGCACGAGGAGCTTTTGCTATAATCTTCGCTCCCTTACCAATCACTTTCGGAGCTTCATAGAGAGCGACATTGCCAGCAAGAGTTCCTGCCGCTCCCGCATAATCTCCTTGCCCCGCTTGCGTTCCCATCTGTTCTCCAACTTGAGCGGCCCATGGACCTACAATTGGTAGTACAGTGGCAATTCCATGACCTAATGCCTTTTGTCTATGTTCAAGCTGTGTTGGGGTAGGATGCAGGGACGTGGGATTCGATTGCTTAAATTCCTCTGCGGTCTTTTTCCCTTGCTCTATTGTTGGATGTACCAACATTCTGTACATTATCAATGCGCCATAATCCTCTTTGGGCGATTCGGGGGTTCCATAGAATATCTTTTTCTCCTCCTCTGTTTGAGGTTTATCTACAACAGAATGATACATTCCAGACGCTGCACTACTTATTGCAGAACCGAAACTAGATGCAAATCTACTTATCGCGCTCCCTTCTGGTTTATTATCTGTAGGGGCAATCATAAGCGTTCCAGCCGAGTTACGTCCTATGGCTTTTATTGCGCCCATCTCTGGAAATAGGTTTTTAAGGTTAGGATCAGCGGCAGCATCCTTGACGTAGGTTATGGCACTAGACGGGTCCATTCTATAACCATCTTTGTATGCGTCATTTACGCGGCTATACGCTACTGGTTTTGCCTTCTTGTCGGGACCAATCATCACATATTGGCCTTCTTTATTGTTAGTCCCACCAGAATAGTCTACTGCTAAATCGGCATCACTATACTTCCCTGTCTTGGCAGGAGTAGACGGAGCAAGATCGGCATCTGTGTATTTGCCTTTTGCCATTATTCAAAACTCCCATCGGTATGCACTACTGAAATCTTTAATGTCTGACCATTCTTCAGCTTCACGACTTCACCAACATAATGCTTAGATTTCCCTCCACTAGTCTGAGGAGTTTCTCCATCTGATTCTCCTATTGGAGTCATAGCAGCCTTTAGTGCATCTTGTGCTGCTTTCAGATTCTCATGTGCTCCATCAACTAACTGTCGTACAAGTGCAGGAGATAAAGACCCGGTGGTTGGCTTATTAGCCCATTCTTGAATTGATGATCCCCATCCAACACTTTTTATGTAATCCAGAGCTTGTACAGTAAACCTGCCTGCGCTTGCCCTCTCCAATGCTACTGCTAGGCGCTTCTGGTTAAAAGCATCGTTTGGTTTTGCCTCTACCTGCTTTGCAATAGAGTACAATTTCGTTGCATCCACAACGTCATTTTGTGCCTTTGCAATTGCTGGAGTTCGTCCTTGGAATAATGGCGCACCAACCTTAGTAGCCACTCCCGCTGCTGGAGTAGGTGCTACTTTTGGTAAACCTATTGGCTTAGACATGGTAGATGATACACCTCCTTCACTATTAGAAGGTAAACCTTTTTTCCCAAGAGGGTCATATAGAATTTTCCCAAACCCAGGCACGTGTCGGTTGGCCTCAGTAACAGGAACCCACATTCCGTTTATATCCTGTTTAAGAGACGTTGTAATGTTTGTCGATGGAGCCGCGCTCGACAAGGCTATCTGCTGTTCCACGAAGTTCAACTGGTCTGGAGTTAAAGTTTGATCGGAAGTAATTCCATGAAGTTTCTTATAACTCTCGACGTTCATGCTGAATTTTGATGTCCCCGGCTTTGCTTCTTTCGGGTCGGGTATAAATGAATCAAGTGTTTCCTGTGGAACTGATTCTCCAGTCTGCGTCTTGTACTCTCCTGTTTTCTCATTGTAAAGAAGAGTTACTGGTTGCCCTTTGATCTTGCCTGTAATCCTATCCCACTTGCCCATTTGAGTCTTTGGGTTCTGTATAAGGCTATTAATGTAGGTCTGTCGCGCCTCTTTTTCTTCCGGCGTCGCGTCAGGAGCGTTCGCATGAGGATTTAACGTATCGTTGTTCTTTATTTGCGCTTGAATCCCCGCTAGGTTGAAACGGCCTGTCGTAGATGCTTGCTGCTCAGGAGACAGCGGCCCAGCCGCCACATCTAGCCGTGCTTGGCGCTCGTTACCTGCAACTGCCGCTTTGCTCTTCTCGTTGGCTTTATCTTTACGCATTTGAGGTAGTTTTACTTTCTCTCCTGCGTGTTCTCCTGTACCACCTTCTTTTACTTTGATCCCTAGATGATCTGTAAGAAGATGGCCGAATTTCTGGATCGCGTTAGGATTATTCTGGGGGTTATAGATACTTCTTAGGTCTGCATCAACCTGCTTTAAAGCATTGAACGTATCTTCTCCCTCTGGAGTCCCTTTGAGAGCAACAGATTTATCAATAAGGGCTTTACGCTTGTCAATTAGATCGCTGATCTTGCTCCCAAGGGCAGCCTCTTCCCTCCCATAACGCTGCGCTCCCCACAAGCCAGCGTATACGTTAAATATACTAGGCTGCTTAGGCATCTTCTCTGGAGATGGAACTGGCGTCTCTCTGGATGTACTCACAGGATCAGGCATTGATTATCCTTTCGACGCAACACGCTTCCGCGCATTAGCTTTTTTCTTTCCGCCCTTTTGGAGTCCTGCGGCCTTTTGCTGCGCGACGGTTAAGACGAGTTCTTTCTTCCTCAGACGGTAATTACCCGTCTTTTTAATCCTACCCCCACTGTGCTTACTTCCCATTGCACCGCCTGCTCCTCCTGCCATTCCACCCATCATCCCCGCAGGACCACTCATAGCCTTTTCCTGTATCTTCTCGCCATGTTTGTGCCCTAGCTCATACGCCAGATTCCAAGACGATACTTCAGCCATCTCATTACTCCTTCAAATGAATTTTCATTGCGTATTATCCTGCACCGCCACCCTGCGCAAATCCTTCTAAACCTCCAACAAAACTTGTTGTAGCAAGCCCACCCAACGATTTACTCCAATTCTCCATTTGTAACTGGGACGCTTCAATCTGATTGCCATACGCCGAAACGCCAGTTTTTGTTAGGTCGCTACCAGCAGCCGTAAGTTTATCCGCCGCGCTACCTTTTAGATTTCCAATTAGGTCGGCAAAGTAGCCATGAAGTTTATCGGTTGTTGCTGCATTAGAGGCAGCAGTACCTCCGCTACGAGTGTTAAACGTAGAATTTGTCTTGATGTCTTGGTTGGCAGAGGTTTTTGCGGCGTTTATAGCAGGAGCCAAGACGGACATTTGCTTTCCCGTATCGTCGTTTAATATGGACTTATAAAAGTCTGTGCCAGCAGTCACGTCACCCTGACCCTGACCAGTTGACCAGTCACCCACGGCACCCAATTTGGGTAGATCAGCAGATAAGGTCGAATTACTTCCCGAAAAAAGAGACCCCCACCACCCCATAAACCCTCCATTATCAACAACTTAACCTGACAAGTAAGGCCACTCCCGGATAGCCTTACTTGCGGTATACTGTACTTGCCCATTATACAACAAAGCCCAAATAGTGCAACTACTTTTTTCTAGGCCAACCGCTCCAAAACAATCGCCCCCGGTTCCCACGTTATCGATCCCGTAGTCGTAAATGATAATGTGAGCGCCGTTGTAGAATTTGTAAGAAACACGTAGCTTGCGCTCTGTATGGAAGCCTCTGGGCTACCAGAGATTGAGATGTTAATCAGCGTCACAGTTATAGTCACACCGCTCATTACCCCAACGACGGTTCCACTGGACATCGTAATAGCCGAAACTAAGACGCTTATCCTGTATGCCGCCCCTGAAACCAGCGCAGGAGATGTCCACGAATAGCTTCCCGTATACGCGGTCGTAGATAGCGCCGAGGCTACAACTGTTGGGTATCCGCTTGCGCTTCCGTTCGCCGCTGCTGTGACTTGCCCCTGAGCGTTCACGGTCACGTTGGCATTGGTATAGCTCCCCGCCGTAACCGCCGTATTAGCGATTGCCAGCGTTACAGCCCCGCTCGAACCTCCACCGCTCAGCCCCGTGCCAGCCGTAACGCCCGTGATGGTGCCCGACCCGCCACCCGCCGCGTTAACCGTCACCGCTCCTGTGCCGCCCACCGGCGAGACGGTAACGTTGGTTCCTGCAACGATCTGCGTTACGCCGCCAACAGTGGACCCCGGAGAATCTGCCCAAAAGTTCGTTCCGTCGAATCGTACCTCTACCCAACTTCCTCCGGGGAGAGTGAGCGACGCGCCCCCATTGATGGTTCCACTTTGCGGGGTGATCGTTGCCGTGCCCGCTCCCTGATTCGAGATTTCGGTGAACCATGGCACCTGCAAAACAGCGGGATTGATCGTCACCGCGATAGGCGAAGCATCGTTCAATACAATCTCTTCGCCAGCATCGCTCTGCTGTACCGTGTATGCCGTCACTCCGGTCTGGAGATTTACGAATCCGAGTTGCGGAATATAAGTCACCGCACCTGTAAGATTATTAAATGATGAGACTCCTGCGGAGCCTATAGATACAGTCTCCGACCCCCCACCGCTACTGGATGATGAGGATGTTGCCGCCGCGATTGAAGTCTTATTGCCATCTATCTGAGACTTTAGTATAGGGACAGCCCCTTGAACGTCTGCCACCGCATTCCATAAATTGCGAATGACATACTGCACTTGAGGTTCCAGCTTGGCAATATGAGGCTCAAAAGGGAAACGGGATATAGTAGTGGTCATTTATTTTCCTCTTTTCGTCTGCCATTTAGTGCAGGATGGGCACAGTCCATTTTCAGGAGCTTTTAGTCCTATTGCTCCGCAACGTGTGCAGCGACGTGGGGTAACTGGATTCTTCAACTTTCCTCCTAAACTGGTGCCGCTTCCGATGACTCTCCCCCAAATGGCTTTAGCAGTCTGTATACCCCGTTATCAACCCCCCAGCTACGTACTCTAAGCTGAATGTCTGCCATCCAAATAGCGAAAGGAGACGTTGACGTAAATGACAGTCCTATCAACTTCCATTTATTTGGGCTAGGAACGATCTTTAGTTTTGTTTGTGTCCCGCCAGAGCTAGGAATAGTAATCGTGACAGGAGCGATGCTTCCGTTTCCTGTGTCGATAGTAAATGCAAGTGTTATCGCAGTTGTTGACAGATATGCGATATTTAACTCTCTTAGATGTTGCCAACCTACCCCATTAAGGCTAGTAGTCTCAGTTGTCCAATTCTCCTGCATCTCAGGATAAGGCTGGAATATAGGTTGCTCTTCCCATACCCTCCACGCTACTCCATCTGACGTAATTCTACGCAGGGAGTGGCATACGAAAGGGACACAAGAAAACACTTTCCGAGACTGTCCATTAAACGCTACCCCTCCAACCGAAATCTCTACAAAAGAATGTACGGATAAATCGTCTCCTGATTGAAGTTGGAAGAACTTAGGGACACTGAATGTGTCAGCCATTATGGTATATCCCTGAATATACCTTGCCGCTCCAAAGTCCACCCATGGAGTAGCCCTATCATAAGTATTTTCGGGATACAACTCAAATGTTGGTTGCCATGTATATAATATTGTTCCTTGCAATATATTCCAGCTAAATGCCGTTTCAAGATCACGGGAATTTACCCCAAGACCTAAATTAAAATCGAGTACGCTTCCTACTCTCCCTTGCAAATTAGTCGAAGAGACAGTAATCACCGAATCGCTTACTTGGCTAGTGTAAAGCGCAGAGTATACTTTCGCTTGTAAAGCCGTACCGATTAAAGCCACACCGTCTCCTATGGATTAGCGGTTTCGATGTACAAATCTCCCCACTTAGCTGTAGCTCTAGTATCACCCTTATCAAACGCCGGAGTCAATAATACAGCCGTCGCCACTTCTGTTCCTGCGCTGCTCATAAGTCTTATCGTTCCATCAGAGCATCCAGCCAATACACCTTGAGTGCTTTGACCTTCATCTGACGCATGAATAGTTACGGATGGCGTGTAGAAATCAACGATCCATCCTTCTGCTGCTTCATCGTATACGAGAGTTCTAGGCGTAGATGTAGAGTCTAAATAGTCATAGTAAAGATAACCATTATTATACGAAAATCGTTGACTATTTGGAAGAGAGTCGTTAGGAGGGTAGACCGTGTATCCTGCTATAGTCACTGGCTTCGGAACAGATGTTCCTCCATCCACGTCCTCGTGAGGGAATAAATTGTAGATGTCGCTATCTGTGATCGACTTCGATGCCGACCCCATCGCAGATATGTGGATACCATCGTCTACGCGGAAGAATATGTTTCCTCCACCAGACACACATACGCAACGAGGCATATACAAGCCTCTTGTAATGCCGCTTTCCTGTAGTGTCCAAGTTGATCCTGTCGTTCCTGTGGCCGTTGCTGTAGCACTAGAGAAGTTCGGTAGTATCAACCACCCGCGCTTAATGGAGAAAAGAACCCCCAGTCCTGCGCTGATTGCACCCCCTACTAATGGTTCTGCCGGATCAGTTACGTCTAATTGGTTTGTGTCGGGTGCTGAGTCTAGGTTAGAACCTTTGCACCAATAAAGCGTTCCGGGCCTTAATGGATCGCCTACCGCGAAGGCATAGTTGACATTATCAGTTGGTCCCCACATATACGGCAAAGGCTGAGCCGCTAGGATAGGTTCATCAATTTCATAAGCCAACGCTGTTCCATCAGGAACTCCCGGAATAGTTATCGTGTTTGACACTGGCCGAGAAATAAATGTATAGGCAAGGGATGTTGGAGAACCAATCAGGATTGTTGTTCCTGCTAACCATCTGTTATTAAATCCTGTTGCTGTTCCTCCTATCGCTCCTCCGCTAACCCATGTGATTACGCCTCCAGATACGTTGCATACTCCTTTCTGCGGCAAATCTATAGATGGGAATGGCTCGTAATTGTCATAGTCAAGAAGTTTGCTGCTAAGTTCCGTGTCCAGCAATGAGTCGGTGATCGGAGTATTTGTCCCACCAACCCCAAGATTATCGTTTGGTCCTGTAGCCACATAGGTAAAACTTGCCGTTACAGAGTCAATACGATAGTAATCCACCACATCTACTTGAGGATCGTCAGACCAGAGAGAAGTAACTGTGTTGGCTGTTACTGGTACAGACTCAGCAGTAGACTTAGGAGACGGATTGGATGTTGCTCCTGTTGCAGAACTCCTATAGCAATAGCGGTATTGGACTTCCTGCCTTACGTTTCCCGAAAGCGGTGGGATGATTGTCGCTGCCGCTCCAGCCTTCGGAGAGGCCATGATAAGAAGGATGCGCCCATTTGTTTCATGGTCATCATACCAATAATCATAGTCCACTTCTATAGGATAAATGCCAGGTGCTGGAGGGTTCACAGTGACAGTAGTAATGCTCGTTCCTGGTTCTCCACCTATATATTGACTTGGTAGTAATGGATAACCACCAACTACTGTGATAGTCTGTCCTTGGCTCGATAATGTAGTAACTGATGAGGATACAAGAGTTACCCCTCCACCTATACCCCAAATTAGGTTATCTTGATTTGTCAGAACGAACGTATAGTTTTGTCCCGGTCCACCTGAAGGAAAGTAGATATTCCCCGTCAGGCAGAAGTTGAAGTTGGCGTATTGTGTATTGTTAGCATAAGTTGTTGTTATCGGTGCTGCGAATACTGGAGTGCTACCTATCGCAACACTTTCAGGATTCAAACTCGTCCACATCATAGGTAAATTACTATTCCCAACACCAGGAAGGCTAGGAATTCCCGGTGTTGGAGTGCCAAATGTAGCATCAAAGATAAACGAGTTTCCTGTCGTACTCCCTACAGCACTAGAAATAGAACGAGTAGGTCCGCTTCCTCCAGGGTCTTCAGGATTCTTCCATATATACTGAGCAACTGGACCGCTTGTTGGAGAATCTCCAAAATAGTACGCCGTCAATGAACCAAGAATGGACGTTACTGCGGGAAGAGCGTTTGTAGTAACCGTTGAATTTACAGTAATGCTTCCTGTGTTAGAATCAAAGGTATTCCCGGATGAGTTTATACCAACATACAAAGATACCGCATTATAAGGAACTGTTATCGGTGTTCCTACACTTGCCCCAATATCTACCACTATAGGAACGTAAAGAGGAGCAACCCATCCATATTCAGCGGATGTTATAACATTTCCGCTTGCATCAATAAACGCTCCTACAACTAAAGACGCTGCTGTAGGATGAGTTGGTGAACCTGCGGTTTGAATATAATTTCCTGGGTATCCTGACCCCACAAGAGTTCCTGAAGTAGTTGATAGTTGAGCCGGAGTGGTTATAGATGTCCCGTTGATTACTGGATATGTAGGACCGACAGGAGTTAAACTATTTATTTTCACCGTCGAAGCGTTCAGAACATTTATGATGTACCATACGGTTCCGTTAAAAGGGGCAACACCTCCCGGCTGTCCATGATAAGCATCAGTATGGCCGTAATTAAAGCTAGGGTTTGCAGGATTATTATTTGACCACGGAATTGCCGATGCAAGCAAGTTACCTGAAGTTGTAACACCCGTAATTTCCGTTGACACTACAGGAGCTAACTGTGGTTCTTTTATCCCCATCTTGTAAGCTATTCCATCCGATCTTACTTTATTCATTCCGTTGCAGATGAAATTTACAGGATTACCATTTGTGAGATACTTAGTCGTAAGGGTTACGCTTCCTTGCGGAGCAGAATCCCCCTCGTACATCCAAGGCTGCACGCTTGTGTTAGGGCGAAAGGGAATTAGAGATAAAGGGTTGCCACTTAGTCCTACTGCTACCTCTACTGACCCCTCGTATAGTCCTGTTCCGGCTCCCATAATCAATGTATAGCCTGACGCAGGACCGTTTGGCGTACTATCATTCAATCTCTTTAATGAATGAATAGCGGACCCAGCATTAAACGCATATGTATAGTTGACCGTCACTGTTAGAGAGTTAGCGTAGACTTGAGCTGACAGTCCTGCGGATTGAAGATAAAGAGATACTTGTAAAGAGCCGTTTACTGTCGCAGGAGTCCAGGGAGTACCGGAGAATGTATTTGTATAGGTATTATTCCCGGAAGAAACGCTGGTGATCGAAAAAGACTGTTGTGCAACCCCTCCAATAGCAGTAGCAAGTGTTCCGCTTACACCAGAACCGCTTGTAAGGTTAATGCTAGTTGAAATAGTTATGCCTGTAATCGTCGCACCAACAGGAATAGAGAATCCAAACGTAGAAGCAAGAAGAGTATCATTGGCTGTTGGAGATGAGGAACCAATTGCCAGTCCTGCCGCGTTCCCGATTCCTGGTATTCCCGTTTGGGTCCAATATCCTGGGTTTGTCCAAAGAACAGTTTGGTCGCCTGTATTTACTATACTTCCCGCGCTTGTGGAGGTTTCTACATAGGGGAGTATCGAGGACGCGGTAAGGAGATTGCGGCCCTTGATTGCACCTTTGACATAGCGCCGGATATTCTGAGCATAGGGGAATTTATTGGGCGGAAGTTGGTCTACTGGGTGTACTAAGTCTATCCCGCCAAAATCCAACCGTTCTCCGGGTTTGTTGCGCTCAAAGTTCGCCACAGGAGCCTCCACGAATGATACTCATTCGCTTCCTCGCGGCTCCCGGTTCCTAGAGGATGGTTATAGTGTACTACGATTCTTCCCAGTCTGGTAGGTCTACCGTTTGGTTTGCAAGTTTATGAAACGAATCTCCCAAAAACTGTATTTTCCCGTCTACGACAAAACTGTGGCAACGGTGCGGCGGATCATCCGCATTGCAGTTGATTGACGGAATGAATGTGGGCGCATCCAAACTTCCGTTCCATCCCCAACTTGCGTTACATCCATTCCTTTTTCCGTTGACCGTAACACCGTGTTCGAATCCGCATCCGGGACAATGGAAAACGAGATAATCTGGTTCGATCTGATGTACCCTTGCGCCCACTATCCTTTATCTCCACGCTTATTGAAGCGGTTCATGTCACGTTCTTGTTGGTTTCCCCGTTGGTCGATTACATCAGAGAACGCCCCAAGGCTTTTCAGTCTAGTATTTTCCGCAGCCGCCATCTGTAGAGCAGCTTTTTCCAACTCAAGAGATGCCTTAAATTCTTCTCCTCCTTGCTTCCAAGCAGCCCGCGCCTGAGCCAAAAGAATCACGATCTCCCAGTCACTTCTCGACACTTGTAAAAAATCACCGGGGAGAGACGGCACGGGTGCGTTCGCAAGACAAGTTATTCCCACGTTAGAACCTACAGGCGCGGCGATAAAGTCCATTCCTCCAGCTATGATCACAGGCCCAAAGCCCGTAGGATTCGAGTCCCACTCAGGGTCATACCTGTCAGCCGCTACGATGCTGTCTATGCTCACAGCCTGCCCGTTTACCCTTGCTAGTTCGATCCATGGACTCTTGAGCATCAACTGTAGGCCGTCTTGATACCTCTTGAGACAATATGCGGCACGTTCACGGTCAGTGGCCTCGCTCTCCCGCCCTAGCAGGTCTGCCAAGGCTCCATACTCAAGAACCCACGCGAAATCGTCAGGGATGCCTAGTAACGTAGCTGTAGGCGGATTAAATGGCGCTCCTGATTGCAGGACGATGGCTTCATACGTCCCCGGTTGGGATGGAGGAATGTCCACCTGAAAAGATAATGGAGGCTCTGAGGATAAAGAAAATGTTTGTGGTGTTCCTGAGTTCTGCTGGTATAGAGGAGCCTCATACCACTCATTAGCTACGGAATCGTCACGGTAGAGGGTGTTAGGAATAGTAAACGTAAGCGTCCCAGACACCGCTCCAGACGTAGGCAACGAGATATTGATTGTCCCTACTCCTATTCCGGTAACGGTCGTTCCTGTGGCAATTCCCGTTCCGTAAATAAGCTGTCCATTCGCTATTCCATAAGTGTTGCTGACATTTATTGTCTGCACTCCAGCTAACGCCGTTCCTGTCGGAGAGGCCAAGGCGGGGAGATAACGAACACGTTCAACGTCAATAACGGAGTCTGTGAGTTCCGTTCTAATGGTATTTGGAGTCAACGCTATGTTAGTCATTAGACTTTGGTTAGAATTTGTAATTTGCAGTAATTCATCTCTTCTTCTTTGCAACGCTTGGCTTAAATCTGAGATCGAGAACTGGCTAGTTCCTGTCCACGTGCCGGTAGTGTTGCTTGGTTCTAATAATAGATACTCAAGTTCGGCATAAATATCATTGTCCGTTAAAGTCCTGAGACGTGGCGACCCCGCCAAAGTTCCGAGGGAATTCCATAGGTTTACAGGATCGTTGTAGTTAAAGTCTGTGCGCCACTGCCACGTAAGACTATTAAACATCCGCAAAGAAGTTTTTAGATAAACTTGAAGTTCCGCTTGAGTCCAGAATTGATTCGTGGGGTCAGCAAGACGCTGCGACAACTGCGTTATCGCTTGTCCCAAAGTAATCCATGAATAGTTTCCTGCCATAACGTCATTCTACTCTTTCTTTGCTGCTAGCTTCTTCCGCGAGAACATTTTCTTTCCTGTTTTCCTAACTCCTTTAGCCGCTCCAGCAACCCTCTTGCGGCCTGTGCTTTCCTGTGTGCAACTGTCAGTTTCGCTCATTGCTTTCCTGCAACTCTCTTTTTGGGATACGCTTTACTGGAAGTTGGTTTCCTCCTGATCCCAGTGTCTTGAGTAGGTTTCTTTACCACTTTCTTCTTTTCCGCCTCTTTTCGGAAACTCTCGTTAGCCTTGCGAACCATTTCATCATGCCATGAGGTATCGAGCTTATTTTCCTTTAGAGGATTAACTTTGTTGTATGCTTTCCTAGCCAAACCGACGATTGGCTCAGCCGCTCCGTAGTCCTGTGGCATATTATCCCCTCTTCCCCGATACTCGCTTATGTGAAGATTTCTTGCTTTTCTTGCGTGGTCCTATGCGGCCTTCGGCGCGAAGATATGAAAGCTGGATCGCCTTGGCTTGCTTGGGATTCTTGACGATCTTGCGCTTTCTACCCTTCACCTTTTTCCCGCTGTGAAGTTTCCCGGCTCGAAACTCTTTCATCACAACACTTGCTGGCATAGAATCCTCCCTAAACACAAAAGGAGAGACAGGCTCTCGCCTCCCTCCCCCGATATACTTACCATACCACAAATTTCTTTGCCAAACAAAATTAAACGCCGCAGCCGACGGGGTGCGTGGAGGGAAGCCACTCGTTATGTGTGGGTGTTGAGCAGAGCCTGGTACTGAGCCAAAAGATCAACCATGTTGTGACCGCCCTGCGCGTAGCTGTTGCCTGGGAAGCTGGCCCAGATCGGAGAACAAGCCTCAATTGCGCCTTGAATGTTCCCAGCTATCACTAGATTCCTCGCGCCGCGCTCGCCCATCTGCTTGAGCGCCACAGCATCTTGGCTGTTAGGAGAAAAGTCAGGCAAGCGAAGTTGTGTCTTGTACGCCTCGAAATATCGGGCAAGAACTTGATAGCGTCCAGCCGCCGTGGAGATGAGCAAAGGAACGCGCCGCACAGTTACAGCGCCGCCGTGCGCGAACGGATGGTCTGAGTAGTCAGTAAACACCTGCTGCCCGTTCACGCCGGTCACGATCACATCGTAGCCGTTATTTTTTGTGATAGGGCTTGTGCTGGTTCCCTCGCTCCATGCGATAAGCGAAAGAAACGCGGTAAGTTTAGGGTCTGCCATCATCCCTCCAAAAATCCCCGGCTCCCTCGCTCGAAGAAGCCGGGTTCCCCAGTGCTGCAAAATCAGTGTACTCCCATCAGGTCTGGATAGGAGCTATCTTTTCAGGTTCCACCTTCGTGCCGTCATCGTGGAATTCTTTATTGTCATCCACGTGATAATAGAACTTCTCTCCTGTGGCTGGATTCCATCCCTCTCCCCATATGGGCTTACCGCATACCTTGCATTCCATAGAATCCTCCAATCAGGTCAGGATGGGCGGTATAAAGCCCAGATATGCTTTGCGTAGAAGCTGCTCCACTGCCCGGATTACCACCTCGAAAATCTTTTCCAGCTCC